CGGTCATGCTGCCGCCTTGTTTTACTTCGAGCGAACCGGTGATGAGCTTGTTGCTGCACACCACTTCAGGAGATTCCAGGGTAATGCGGGTGCTGGCATGGCACGTTATCTGCGGAGCGGTAACTGATATCGTGTTGGCCGCGTTGATCGTGGCGGACTTAATACCGGTTGCCGTCAGTGCGCCACTGGCCGGTTCGTACTCGATGACTGCACCGTCCGGGAAGCTCAGATGGATTGCATCTGCCGAGGCCGAGGGCGCCGGATTGGTGTCTGAGAAAATGGCAGGCAGCACGAAGGCGGTCGTGAGTTCTCCGCCCATCGAGAGCAACAGGACCTGTTCACCCACCGAAGGGGCCCACCAGCTGCGGGTACGGCCGGCGCGGCTGGTCATCCAGGGCAGCCAGGCGGTGGTGTTATTGCCGCTGGTTACACGGCAGCGGGCGTTGTCGAGATCGACAGCGGTGATATTCCCGATGCGCACGATATTGTTAAGCAGCCGGAGCATGTCGTTGAGTTGAGCGTATGTATTCATAGATTCAAGGATGCCGTTTAACGGGGGAGTTCAACAATCAGTGACCGTCCGCCGGGCCGTGGCACAACGAGCGACAGCTGAAACCGGGTTATTCAGTCCACTGGCTGATCAGTTCACCGTTGAGGTAAACCTGATGCGGTCTGGCGTTATCCTCCGGCAGCGGTGGTTCGGGCAGATGGGTGATGGTTCGAACTCCATCCAAATCCACGACTTGAACCCGTTCGGTGAGTGGCAGCCTTATCGTCAGGCTGTTAGCCAGCAGGCTGACGGCAAAATCAGTCAACCTGCGGGTGCTGCTGCTCAGGATGTCCGGCTGGTTTTCTCTCACCCAGTCGAGCACGGCGACAACCACCAGATCTGTCACCGCGTCGCTGAGTGCATCATTACTGACGGTCAGCGTGATCGGAAAGTGGTATTCAAATGAGAGTGAGGGTGCCAGTGTGGACACCACGTTGCCTGGCCCGGTGACGACCACCAGTTTTTCGGGGTGTTGATTAAGCAGTGGAACCTGCTCAATCAGCCGTTGCTGAAGTTGATTGGTTTTTAACACGCTGTGCCTCCTGACATTGTTTGATGGCGTCGACCTGTAGCCCGCACGTCAACAGGGCGGACTCGAGCTGACGAACGTCGGCGCTAAGATCGCCGTTATTTTTTGGCTGGCTGCCGGGTATCGAGCAAGGGCTGACTGCCGGACAACCAACGTAAATAATCTGTGGCAGTGGAGAAATCGGGGCGCTGGTGCAACTGGTTAACAGCAGCGGGAAGAGGACTTTCAGCCCATGTTTTAACGGCGGGATTGTCATTGTGGCTCCTCTGAAATTGTTGTTCCCGTTGCAGGGTCAGATTGCTGGCTTTACCAAGCGCCTGACGCAGTGCCAGCTCGGCCTGTTCACGCTGCTGCATCTGCTGACTGAGCTGTCCTATCAGCTGGTCACGACTTTTTATCTGCACCGTCAGGGCATCCCGTTCGCGGGCGAGGCTGTTTTTCTCCTGTTGCAGGCCGTGGCTATAAAACATCAATATCAGCAGCGCCAGCAGCAGCGTGCCGGAGAGTAAAAGCAGGGCACGCAGGGTCATATTCCACTCAGGCACAAGGTGCGCTCGGCCGCACGGCGGCGTTCAAGACCCGCGCTGCGTACCCCTTTCACGAACACCCAGCGCGGCAGTTGTTCGCAGGCGTCGCGCCACTGACGTTTGTTGATAAAAAACGCCAGCGTGGAGTGGCAGGAGGCACTGACACCGACGTTAAACGTGAAGGCCACTACTGCGTCATACACCGCTTGCGGCATCCCGACGTTCATACAACCCTGCATCCCTTTCTCCACGGTTTTAATATCCGCGAGTAAATTCTCCGCGGCTTTTTGATCGGTAATGGGACCCTGTGGCGTGACGCCGGCTGTGTGGCCGATACCGCTGGTCCAGACGCCGGCGCTGCACTGGTAGGGTGTCAGCTGGCAACCTTCAAAATCGGTAATCAGCTTTAAACCGGCTTCAGAAGTGGATAACGTCAGATAGCCCGGCAGTAACGCCATCAACCCGAGAACCACGGCAGCGCTGCATTTTTTAATCGTTGAGGCGTTCATAGGTCTCCTTACTGAGTCCGCTGCGAGCCAGCAGCAAATAGCTTTTACGCCGGTAGTACCAATTGACGAGGAACGTGCCGATACCGACGGCGGTTCCGACCAGAAAGGCGATGTCTTCCAGAGAGAGTCCGCCCAGCCAGGCCATGAAAGTGGCGATCAGATAGGCGCAGGTTGAGGTCATACGGCCTGTGTTCAGTCCCATAGTCTTAACGATTCTTTAACCGGTGCTTCGGCGATTTCAGGCATATCGACGGCGGTTCCGTGGGGAAGAACAGGTCCCCAGTCCGCGATGTTTTTATTGGCGTTATAGACTTTCTCGACGATTGATGCGGTGCGGCCATAAAAACGCCAGCACATCGAATCGACGGTATCCCCTTGTTGTGCATAAATTTTCATTATGGTCCCCTGGTGTTGAAGTGGATGAAAGGGTCAGCTTATCCAGTGTCCGGAATGTGAGGAGGCGCAGCAATGAAACACCGTTGTGAACTTTGTGGCACAACAGAAGGTAAAAAAGGGGGGACTTAAAGGAGGAAAAACAGGAAAAAGGAGAATCAGGCAGACGGAAGGAGAGGTGGCGGGGGCGCGCTTAGCCTGTATTCGGAGAACCCGAAAAAGAGAGGCTTAGCGCCAGGTACCCGCGTTCAGTTAAGCGTTAGTGTGGATCCGTTTGGTTGAGATCGCAGGGTACAGCATCGTCTTGATTGTCAGGTAAGGCCTGACTCGCCAGTTCAGAAATCAGCGACATGACGATTAGAAACTCTTGTGAATTACACTGTGCCGTCTGCGAGATATCCGCAATCAGCTGTATTCGTGAAAGTATTAATTGTTGTTTATTCAGGTTTTCCACCGTGCCATCCCTCTGATACTGTGTTTATATACAGTATTATTTAATTAAAGGATCACGTCAATACTGTGTATCTTTGAAAACGACTAATTCCCTGATTTATTACCCTTTCTTTCCCTTTTTCTCCGCAGTGGGCTGGCGGGGGCTTGCAGGGTAAAAGCCGATGTTTCCCCGCGTTCAGAATGACATTTTCTCCATCCTGCAGGGGCTTTAATGCTTTTGTGTACTGCAGGAGTTACATAAGATTTTCCACAGTTAATAACAGAACTCCGAGGGACCCTCTTCGCAACGCTGTTATCTGAAATATCTGGCTGGGGCACCCGGCGGACAATTTTCCAGCGCGATGAGCGGGTCAAATAACAACGTTCCGCGCCCAGATGGGGGGCGTAAATTCCGACCACCTGAAGCCGTTCCTCCAGATAAGCGTTAAATCTGCCGCTCGCATTTCGCGCCACCCTGACAGTTTGCCCGTTGCGGGATACGTTGGTGCCACCCTGCGCCTGAATATAGGCGGCATAATCTCCGCAATCTGCGGCGTGTCGGACGTCTTCCACTTGCTGGTCAAAACGGGCCGTGAGACTGATATCACGGATGCGGCGGCATTCCCGATACGCGCCAACCGACGGCAACCCTATCGGATGAAACTGCGGGATACGCCAGGTTGATGCCCAGGCAGTCACCGCTGACGCGGTGTCCATCAGCGGCTTACCGGTATCGAAGTCGCTTTCGCCCTCAAGGGCGTAACCGTCAATATTCTTTGAAATATATTTGGCAATGTAAGCCGCTGCGCCACCGCGGTTGAGGGGTTTGCAATCGAAGCGGTTACGGCTGGCACCCGGCTCATCACCCTCTTCCATCAGCGCATAGCGGCGCATAATGTCGACGGCAGGGCGTTGCTGTGCAGCGGCCGTGAACAACATCAGATGCCAGTGCGGCGTGCCGTCATGATGAGGCTCAACCACCCGGACGCCATAGATTTTTATATTGCGGTCTTTAAAGGTAGTGCGGATTTTCGCCCACACCGCCACCAGATAGCGTTGTGCATCTTTCGGTGAATAGGCCTGTTGATCCCATTTGGCATTAAACAGCACCTGACGCTGACTACCGGCTGTGCGGGTCGGATGATATTTTGATGGCGTGGTCAGCGTAACAAACAGCCCGCAGTCTCCCTGCTGGCTGGCCACTTTTTCTACTCCGGCAATCATGGTCATCAGTTCCATCCGCCGGATCGCCGGATTTGAAATGCTGGACATGACGGTGTCGAGCAGGTTTAGCCGCTCGCCGGTCTCTTCATTTTCCAGATCACAATGACGCAGATAATTCAGAGTAGATAGCCGCCGGGAGCGTACCTCGCGCAGCGCATTTTTGCTGGCATAGGCTGAACTCGCCCGGCTGACGTAACCGGCAGCGATCATCAATGCTTCACGCCAGCGGGTTTGTTGTGACAGTAGCTGCCTGGCCCACCAGTCGGCATTCACCAGCCGTGACAGGCTGGCGACAGCAGCCGGGGCATCGAGCTTTCCCTTACAAAAACGCGACCAGTGTAAAGGTATGACGTTAAGCGCCCGCGCCATCCCGGCCAGAGCGGCGAAAAGCCGGTTCTGCATTGCGTCGCTTAACAGGATCTCCGGTGCGTCCGGATACCGTGCGAGCTGTTCCTCACACAAATTTTCGTACGTCTCATGGCACTGGGTCGCGATTTGCCAGGCCAGCCGGGTGAGGCCTTTTCCGTTGAGATCGGGAAGGCGATTATACGTTTCCTCTTCGGCGGTAAACCACAGGGAGAGATGGCGCTTCAGGCTGTTTTGTTGATTAACTTTTTTAACGCGTGGCCACAGACGCCCAAGAAAGGTGTTCTGAAGAAAATGCTGTGCAGACTGCGGGCCCTTTTCCTCTAACAGATATTGATAGCGTCTCTGTACTGGCCCCCGCAGGCACAAGGGGAGTAACGCCATTTTTTCGGTGGCGTGCTGACATTTTTTTACTGCCCGGTCAGATGGAATAAAAAGAGTGCGCGAAATCGCTTCGCGCGGAGCATTCCACCACCAGACACCGGTAAAGGGGCTGGCGGGAGCTAATGAAAAAGGCGGCGGCGGGGTAGGGGCAAAGCGCCCGCGCTGAATATCAGACATGATGTTTTCCTTTATCTGGTACGAAAATGCCGTGCATTTTTCTCAATCCGTTCCTGACAGTGAATGCAGCGCTGTGCGCCAATCGCTAAACGGCGTCGGGCTTGGGGAATATTTTCGCCACAGTCCTCGCATATAAAAGCCGCGGGTTGGCGTGAAGAGACGGTAGCCTGTGCTATCTGCGCCTCCAGTAATTTGGCCTGCCACTCCTGAGCTTCATCGATCCAGTCCGGCATCGGGGACCTCCGTTAAGAAGTTGTGTTGCATGGATTTTCCTTTTTTCAGGCAATAGAACGCCTGACGGGTTGAACGTCTTTTTAGGTTTTAACTGCGCTTAATGACTATTTGAAAAGCGTATTCAGCTTGTTGCCAAAACTTTTTAGCGAAAGGATGGCATCGATAA